CCTGATTGGCGGCGGCAGTTCCGCAGCGTCAAGACCTGCGAGTGCGGGGCTCGCTTCGGCTGGGTGGTTTTCTACGATGCTGAGCAACAGCGCGACCGCTGGGCGCCGTACAACGAGTCGGACGGCCAGCTTCATCACGTCACTTGCCCAAGGCGTAAGCGATTCCGCAGGACCTTAAAAGAGCCCAAGGGCGCCGCCGTTGCGCGGTCGGCTGAAGCTGTCAAGGATCAGCCTTCCGAGCGGAAGCCATCCGCAGTGCAAGGCAATCTTTTCGGCTTGATCGATCCGGTTCGCTATGGTGTGGACTGAGTCAATGGCCGGCGATCAGGGAACGGAGTGGGGCATGCCTGAGGAGATGTCTATGCAATGGAAAGCTTCGGGCGCCGCAGATCCAGCACAGTGGGCATGGGGGGAAATATGCCGGCTGAGGCAGGTCAATGCTGAACTTCTACGGATCATTGACGACGCCACTGAGGCGCAGGCTATTGCGGCGGGAGGGTTGGCTCCGCTCAGCGCGACCTATATGATTCTGACGAGAGCGCGCAAGTTGAAAGGGATGTGAAGATGACCTGCACCTGGCGAGTGGAGCACAGATACGGCCACTGGCGCCGGCTGTTCCTGACGGTGGTGGCGAGAGGCAACGACAACCAGATCGTTCCGCCGAGAACGAAAAAGAACTCTCCGCGAATCATCCCCGGCCTGCGACACCCAATTCTGCTGCCCAGTGCCGCGTACAAGCGATGGGAGAAAGCGGCGACCGCCAGCATGATCCTCTGTACATCGGAGATGCGCCGGGAGGGGCTCATGGGAATCACGGACTATGTCAACGTTGAGGCCAAGATTTACCGGGATCGCAACGTCGGCGACGCGAATGGCTTCACTCAGGCCATCGGGGATTGGCTCGAGCATGCCGGCATCCTAGCGAATGACCGCCAGATCGAGAGCTGGGACGGCACTGAGCGGCTCAAGGATGCGGCTTGCCCGCGCCTGGAGCTTTGCATCACGTATCTCCGGACGGCTGAAACGAGGAGGGCGAAGCGGGAGTCGTGCCGTCCGTCGCCGGCCATCGCCCGAGTGATCACAGAGAAGTAAGCATATGCCAGAGCGAATTATCCGCGAGGGAATTCTGGAGTCAGAGGCGGTGAACCGCCTGAGTCCGGAAGCAGAGCTATTCTATCGGCGGCTCATGAGCATCGTGGACGACTACGGGCGATTCGAATGGGACCCGAAGAAGATCAGGTTGCGGGCGTTCGGGTACAGGTATGAGTGGGCGACCGAGCAGCGCATCAGGGAGTGGATGGGCGAGTGTGAAAAAGAATTAATAACGATTTACGAAGTCGAAGGGAAAAAGTACCTCGAATTCAGAAAATTCAACCAGCGCTTGCGCTCGCAGCGCTCCAAGTTCCCCGGTCCAGAAGAATCAACAACTTACAAAGAAAATGCCCGGCAAGTGCCTGACATTTGCCATGCAGGCGCCGGGCATGTGCGCTCGGAGACGGAGTCGGAGACGGAGTCGGAGACGGAGACGGAGTCGCCAGCGACGTTATCGGATGTTCAACACCCCCCTACCCCCCACAGCGTGGTTGCAAATCCTGTGGAAAAACCGGCGGCGTTAAAAAAACCTAATAATGGTTTGTCGGGCTTGAGGCTGGCTAGGCCGCCCAACGGCTTGTGCCGCGCTTCCCGGATAGAGATCCCGCCGGCGTTACCGCCCGAGCACATCGAGCTTGCGAAGGCGATGAGGGACGCCACGGACGGGCGCATGGACCCGGAATTGCCGGACGCTGAGCTGGTGCGCTTCCTGCTGGCCGAAGCGCAGGCCTCAGGCATGCCCGCCAAGGATTTACCCGCGCTGGTGGTGGCGTGCGTGCGCCGGCAGCGCAAAAGCAATTCCCGATGGCGTCCTGACAGCTGGGGATGGTTCCGCGTGGTGATGCCTAGGCGCATTCGCGAGCGGGCGAAGGGCGAAGCGCGGGCTGGGTGACGGGCGTGGAAGCCCGAACTGGTGGGACTTGCGCGGCAAGGCGCCGTCACACCAGTCCGTAACGGCTTGCCTCAGCCGGATCGCTTTGCGCGGTTGTTGCGCCGGTACTCCTCGCACTGTGCGGCGCTATGCCGATGGAGTTCCCGCGCGGTCATGAGCACTCCGCACTTGGGGCAGGGCGTGATCTTCCGCGGCCGGCCTACTCGAGCGACCGACACGTAGGCCTGTTTGATCGCCTCACGGCTTGCCGTCAGGATGACGGCGACCTGGTCATTGATGGGGAGCCTGGACAGGTTCATTCGCTATCCTGGATCGGCATGATCAGGTCGATCGTCGTAAGCAGCACATCTAGCGGCGGCAGCACTGGCCCGGCGTCCGGCGGCGTCAGCACGGCGCCTGCATGGGCAGCGGCCAGCACGGTCAGCCGATGACCGGGCGATCCGTCCCATGGCCGAGGGTACACGTGCAGGCGTGGCATACCCTCTGCGGTCAGCACGATCTCGTATCCCGCTACGCCATCCATGGGTACGCGAGCGTCCACCAGGACGCGCAGGGGCGATGTGGGCGTGGTGTATTCCGCGATATGCACACGCGCATCGATCGTCGCGGCAAGGATATCCTTGCGGTGCCGCGACCGTAGCTGCTGCCAGTCCTGTGCAGTTGCCATCACCGACGCGACGTCGATGTAGCCGCGCCGCACTACGACATTGCCCGCGTGGCGCAGGTTGCGCAGGATCTTCTTACGTTGCCGGTTCTCCCGGTTATGCATGCGCCTCTCTTCGGCGCTCATGTCTGCTCTGATTCCCATATCTAGCTATCTCCTGTCGCCGCTTGCGCGGCATCGTCATGCGTGCCTTTGTCTTGCGCTGGCTGTCTGTGCGATAGCCAGTGCGGTACTGTTGCTTCGACGGCCGCAGAGCGGCCGGCTTCTTTACTGGTCGCGTCGGCGTGCGCCGGAAGACCTGGTCGAACATAGTGCGGACGCGCCAGTAGACGGCGCTCCACGCAACGGGCATGCGGGCGTGCGGACCTGCCAAATGGAGGGCGATCCAGACCTCGTGGTGATATGCCTCTGGATCTGCCAGCCACGCGTAGCGCAGGACTCGGCGCCACTGCGGGGAGTCCCACGGCCAGACATCGGCATCCCGCAGGCCGGGAGGGCAGATTGAGGAGGGGGGTATGCGGCGCATGGTGATAGTCCGAAAATGCGGCGCACCCGATGAGCAGGTGCGCCGCGTGCAGTGCTGTCAGGCGAGTACAATCTCCCAGCCCTGGAGCCGATACCAGGTATCGGCCTTGAGTTTGCCGTCTGACCCATCGCCGCATCCGACCTGGCCCACCACATATTCGTGATAGAGTGGGCGCGTCCCGAGGACGATGACGCCGTATTTGCCGGCTCGGGCTCGAGCTAAGGGTCCGACGGCGACGGCGACGCCGTGGTCGCCTGCCTCAGCGCTGGCTTCCCATCCCTTCGCGGCAGCGATGCCGGAGTTTTTTGCGGAAGCCTTGCTATGGTCACCGTTTACAGCGGCGATGCCAGATTTAGCCGCGGAAGACGTGCTACGGTCACCGATCGCGGCCGCGATGCCGGAGTCGGACGCGGAAGTTGCGCTATCTTTGCCGGTTGCGGCCGCAATGCCGGCTTGCCCCACTGAGGCTTGGGAGTATTCGCTGGTCACGGCGGCTACCCCCTGTTCTCCTGCGTGGACGATGCTATGACCGCCGGCCGATGCGGCGATCGAGCGCACCCCGGCTGCAGACACACGAGATTTGTGCTCGCAGGCAGCGGCCACCGAGAATCGTCCCCTGCTAGTGGAGAGGCACTTCTGTCCCGTCGCCGCGGCAACGGCCCAGTCATGATGCGCGATAGCCGCGCTATGATCGCCGGTAGCTGCGGAGACGGAGCCTATGTGCTGCGAGGTGGCGGTGCCGTAGTCGCCCGTGTTGGCCGCGACGCTCCACTTTTCGAGCGCCTCAGCTTGACCGTGCCTGCCCGTCGCCGCAGCGACGGAGTACCTGCCTTTGGCCGCAGCGACCGCGAGTTTTCCTTTCGCGCTGCCTACGCCACGTTGCGTGCTGGCATATGCGTGGGCCCCGTCGGCGGCCGCCCTGGGTCCACTCCCCCTAGCCGCCTCCAGCCTGATGCGTTGCAGGTAGGCCTGGGCCCCGGCATAGTCGCCCACATACTCGATGCAGGCTTCGCGGGCCTTGGCTTTGTCCCCTACCATGACTACGTCTTTGGGCCCGGCGGAAAACACGATCCACTTACCGCCCCAGTCGGGGTCTTTGCCCAGGCCCACACCGATTCCGGCGACCCACCCGAACAGTCCACCCTTGCATACGGGCTCAGGGTCCCAGTCGGGCGCCACCACGCGCTCACCCGTGGACAATGGCCAAACGAAACCGCCACGGGAGGCGCCGTTGGCCTTGACGGCCTTGAGCAGATACACCCTCCCGTTGTGGGTGTAGCGGGCCAGGTCGATGATTGTGGGGGCGCTCATTGCGCACCCCCTTTGGCGAGCTTTTCTTCCCGCTCGATGGCCGCATGGATGGCGCTGAGCTGGGAGACGATGAAGTCCTCCCAGATGGGTTCCTCACCCATCCATGCCGGGACTACCATGTAGCCGGCCCACGTGGCCGCCTTGCGGCGGGCGGCGACGAGGGTGCGATGGCGGCTGATGAAGGCGAGCTGGTTGTCGCCCAAGGTATACCCTGGGCGGGTGATCACCGCCCACGGGTAAGAGTTACGAGGGGCGCTCATTCTGCACCCCCCGTGGACAAGAAGTCCTGGGCTGGCTCGTCCCAGACGGCGCCAGAGAAGCTGGCCTGGTCCAACTCGCAACCGGTGATTTGAGCGCGCGTGAAGTCGGCGCCGGTGAAACTGGCTCCGCGGAGGTCGCAAAACCAGATATTTGTAGCGACGCACTGGGCCTGGTCTGCCGCGATCTCCCTCAGGATCGCATGGTCGAGCAGTGCGCCGGTCAGGTCGGCGCCTGACATATCGGCTCCGGTCAGGTCGGCCCGGGTGAGGTCGGCATCGGTCAGGTCGGCCCGGCTCAGGTTGGCGCCGGTGAGGTCCGCGCCGACCAGATTGGCTCCGGCCAGTTTGGCGCCGGTGAGGTCGGCGCCGGTGAGGTCGGCCCCGGACAGGTCACAGCCGGACAGGTTTGCGCCGGCCAGGTCGGCGCCGGTGAAGGTGGCGCCTGACAGGTCAGCGCCAGTGAGATAGGCGCCGTGAAGATCGGCGCCGTCGAGGGCAGCGTATTCCTTGCCGAGGCCGCGCAAGTCGGCCCCATTCATATGCGGTCCGCAGGCTTTGCCTGCGAGGACTGTTTCTATAGCGTTCATAGGGTCTCCCTTATGGCGGCCATCAGTTGCCGCCTAATACCAGTGTACATATATTTGTACGTAAGTCAAGAGGCTGTACAAATTTTTTTTCGTTGCGGGGACGGCCATGGGTCGAGTATGGGGAGACATCCTTGGCGCGAGCCGTGGGCATGGCGCATGCTGAATTGCCGGAAGAGGTTGCGGCCGGAACAGGTTGCGGATTGCGCCGTCGCAAGGGAACCGGCTCAGGCCCAGGAGGGCCTGCAAGGCCAGGTCGCCGGGCAATCAGTTTGGCGTGCGCGAAGCGCTTTGCGCCTGCCAGCGCCGCGATCAGTAACGCGGTGAAGGCCGCTGTCGGATTGATGTGGTTCGCCGGCAAGCGAACAAAGACGGCCAGCCCCCCCCGCCGAAGGGCGTGATGGCCGGTGTAGTCTCTCGCCAGATCAGCCGCTGGGTCGAAGCAACGCGGTTTAATCCCAAACAAAAAAAAGGAAATACGGTTTAATTTGTGACAGGATACTCGTAGACGCATGGGCAAGACCAGTCAGCGCAAGGATCGACCTAACACCACCTCAGCCAAGAAGAAGGAGATCGCCCTGGCGCGGGTGCAGGGCGCCACGCTATCTGAGATCGGAAAACAGGTCGGGCTCTCCAAGAAGACCGTGGAAAAGTACGTGGCTGACCCTGAGGTGCGCGCCCTCATGCGGCGCTACGCGGAGCGTCACGACGCGCTGATTGACCGCAGCTACCGCACTGCGGTCGAACGGATGACCGAGATCATGCAGGGCGATGACGCTCGCCTGGCGCTGGAGGCGGTGGACAGGCTGATCCATTTGCTTGGCGCCACCGATCGGGCCATCGCCCCAGCCAAGCCACACGAGCAAGGAGTAGCGCAGGGCGGCAGCTACACACTAGCTGAGTTGACCATCAGCCTAGAGCGCTATGTCGCGGCGATGCAAAGATGACGCGCCGGTACCCCTGACCGATGACCTGCTACGGTGGGCTGATGCGATGGCGTCCCAGGTCGCCCGCAGACTGCCCCCTTCATACGATCTAGACGACCTCCGCCAGATCGCGCGGATCGAGACCTGGCGGCGCCTGCAGTCCTATGACCCCAGTCTGGGTGTGTCGATGACGACCTACGCCTATCGGGCTGTGCGGGGCGCCTGCCTGATGGCGGCCCGGCGTCGGCACTACCGTGACGCGACGGCGCTGCCGCTCGATGCTCAGACGCAGCCTGCCAGTCATGATCGGACGGAGCAGCGCATGCAGCAGCGCCAAATGCGCAAGCTGCTGGGCTCCATCATGCACGAGCTGGAGGACGAGCGCGAGCGCGAGGTGCTGTACATGCACCACTGGCGGCATATGGACGTGCAGGCCATAGCCGCACACATGGGAGTGTCGGCGTCACTGGTGCGCATGATTCGCCAGCAGGCGTATGAGTCCATGCGGCGGCGGCTCGCCATGCGTGGCATTTCCGTGGCAAACGGGAGCTGGCAATAAATGAGTGCAAGCACTCATCATGCCGATACCGACCGATCTCTCGCCCATGGAACAGGCCGCTGTGCTAGCGGCCTACCTAGATCATGCGGAGTTTTGTCGCCGCTCTTTGACCATCCGCGACAAGGAGCGCGGCGTGCCGGTGCCGCTGGTTTTGACGCCGGCCCAGGTGAAGCTGACTGAGGCGATCGAACGGCAGCGGCGCAAGGGAGTGCCTGTGCGCGTTCGCATCCTCAAGGCACGCCAAGTGCATATGTCGGTGGGATGCGCCAGCCACATCTGGAAGGCCGTCGCGTTCCTGCCGGGGCAGCAGGCCAAGGTCTATGCGCACCTCACCGAGGCCACGCGAAACCTGTACGGCTACTACAAGCAGTTCGATGACTCCTATCAGCCGCTTGCCGGGCTGGGCAAGCTGCCACTGACCACAGGATCACGCATGGACCAGAGCCTGGTCTATGCGGGTGGGGGGCGCATCGAGTTTGGCAGCGCGGAGACGTCGCGCGGCGGACGTTCGGCTTCCTTCAAGTATCTTCACTTGTCCGAGACGGCTTTCTGGCAAAGGGCTGACGAGCTGAGGACCGGCTTGCTGGCGTCGGTGCCGGACATGGCGGACACGATGATCCTGGATGAGTCTACCGCCAACGGCATTGGCGGGTCCTTCTATCGCGGTTGGATGGATGCCTGTGACCCAGGCAAGGACAATGGATGGGAGCCGGTGTTCTTCGCCTGGTGGGAACACCCAGAATACACGGCGCATATCGCTGACCCAGTGGCGTTTCAACGGTCGATCACCGACCAGGAGTACGAGTTGATGACCAGGCACAATCTCACCATCAACCAGATTGCCTGGCGGCGATGGGCCATCCTGAACAAGTGCGAGGGCGATGAAAGGCGGTTTCAGCAGGAGTTTCCCGCGAATCCTGAGGAGGCGTTCCTCACCTCTGGCCGGCCAGTCTTTGACATGGGCGTCCTTGCGCGGCAGGCATCCACGCCGCCTGCGATCACGGGCGAGCTGATTGAGGAGCGCTATGGTCCGCGAATACAGATCCACATCACTCCGTCAGTTGATGGTCGTGGCCTGTTGCGTGTCTGGCAACAGCCGCAGCCGCATCACCAGTATGTGATCGGACTGGACACGTGCAAGGGTCTGGATGTGAGCAGCGGCAATGGCGCCGCAGATCCAGACTACGCTGTGGCGCAAGTGCTGAATGCCGACAGCGGTGAGCAAGTGGCGGTGATGCGCGGGCGCATTGAACCTGCGGAGTTTGGGCGTCAGGTGTGGGCCTTGATGCGCCTGTACAACATGGCGTATTGCGTGCCTGATGCGGACAGCTTTGGCGTGGCCGTGATCGAGGAGCTGTTACGTCAGCAGGTTCCCATTGAACTGCTCTACCGGCGGCAAAGGGGAGCGCATGATCAGAACCCGCAAGCCATGCAGTATCTGGGTTTTGTCACCACGGCGGTTTCCAAGCCGCAAGTGATCTCAGACCTGCAGCTGGCGATTCGGCAGCATGTCATCCACCTGCATGACCCGATCACGATTGCTGAGTGCAGGCAGTTTGTGTTCCGCGCCAATGGCAGTACAGCGGCTGCCCCAGGAGCGCACGATGACACCGTGATGGCTCTGGCGTTGGCTGTGCACGGAATAAAGAATTACTACACCATCCGCCGCGATCGGGAAACCGTGAAAGCGGAGCTGCGGATAACGAGATACAGGCGATGAAGCATTTGCGCAAGCGCGGGACAGTCCGCACTTCGGGGATCCCGGAGGGTTGGCCGGCTGGAATAAGCCCGATTGCGCTGGCGTCGCAGCAATGCACATTTTGCCATGGACGTGGGTTTTGGTACTTCAAGCGCAATGGGCAGCCTTCGGTATGCAAGTGTGTCTATCGGCAGATATTCCGTGAGTGCCTGCAGAGATACCATCTGATACAAGGCCGGATATTGCCGCAAAGAACAAACATTTGGGCAGGGCGCAACGGAATACACTTTGGCTTTCCGAACGCAGAGTATTGCGCGGATTTTGTCATCGTTTCGCAGCATAGACTGTCAGAGCCTGAGAAGGTGGTTTTCCGCTCTCACTTTCTCGAAGGGAAGGACTGGGTTGCTTCGCTGCGCGATGTGCAAAGGCAACACCCACACATAAACAAGGGGACCTATTTCCATTGCGTGTATTCGACTATGACGAAGGCAGGACGGGAGTTGATCACCAATCAGCCTCACCGGCTGTACCCTTTGGACGAATACTTTGCCGACCGGCCATCGATATCCCTGTCATCTGTTTCAAAGCGATGGATGGAACTGGCAAGGCAGTATCCATATCCAACTGTGTTTTGGAAGCCAGAGCCCCTGAAACTGCCGGAGCCCTATGCCTCACGCCCGGCAATACCCACACCGAAAACGAAGGAATGAATCATGCCGATTAAACTCCCGAAGTCTGAACTGGCTCTGCTCGCACAACAGATCGAACAGTGCTACGTCACTGCCCAGCAGGATCACCGCCACCGGATTGACCGGTTTGTGCACTACTACCGCATGTGGCGCAACCGGGTGGCCACAGAAGAGCCGAAGGACGACGAAAGCCCTATATCCAGTCTCCGCATTCCAGTTCTGCAGTGGCATGCCTTTGGACGCGTGGCCAAGATCATTGAAGGGCTGTTCGGTGAGGACGCCCGGATTCGCGCGGCCGCTATTGGCCCGAGCGACGAAAAGGCGCAGAAGAAGGCCGAAGCCTACATCAACTGGCGATTTTTTTCGAGCATGCGAGCAATGACGCCACTGGCGGTGATGATATTCCGCATGGTCGTCTTTGGCCGATCTTTCGCCTATAGCCCCTGGCGTCAGGAAACCTTTGTCCGCATCGACCAAGCAACGGGCAGGCGCGAGCGCGTCGTCAGCTACGAAGGCCCTGGCCTGGAGCCCCTTTTCCCGGATGACTTTATCGTTCCGGCTGAAGACGTCGAGTCGGTCCAGCAGTTCTCGTGGACGATTCAGAAGCTGTGGCTCACGCCTCAGCAATTGCTTGACGGCGAGCGGGCTGGCAAGTACTTTGGCATCACTGAAAACTTTGAACAGATCCTCAACTACGCCACAGGGCGGCGGCAAAGGGATTACGACGGCGACGAGATGAAGCGCGAAAAGGATCAAGCTGACGGAGTCACCATGGATTACGCGCAATCGTCCACAGGCAAGCTGCTCGTTTATCGCTGGTGCGGACGGCGGCGGCTGCCAAAGGGCAATGCAGAGCACGTCGCGGAGAACGATTTTAGCCGGCGCGAAATGGACGAAAGCGAATTGCTGGTGCACCTGCTGGTAGACATGAAGCAGGTGATTGGCGTTGAGGACCTGGTCGAGCTGTACCCACTGGCTGCCAACCGCCGGCCTTATGTGGAAATGAGCCTGACGAAAGATGGCTCATACTGGTGTCCGGGCTTTGGGGAGCTTCTGGAGAACCTTGAGGAAGAGCTGACTGTCAACAGTCAACTAATGTCTGAAGGCGGCATGTACACTGTGGGACCACTGATCTTCTACCGTCCAGGCTCTGGCATGAAGCCTGAAACCTTCCGCTATCGGCCATTCGAGATGGTCCCAACCGATCAGCCAAACGAAGTCAATGTAGTTCGCTTTCAGTCAGACTTGAGCTATTGCATCACCCGCGAACAACAGCTTTCAGTTCTGGCTGAACGCGTGACGGGCGAAAGCGAGTACAGCCAGGGGAGAAGCGCCATAAGCCCCAATCAGCCGCGCACGGCCACAGGTCAAATGGCCATGATGGAGGCCGGGAATATCCGCGTGGCGATGGATCTCCGCTTTGTGCGTGAGGACCTCAAAGCAATCCTCAAGCACATCTGGGAGCTAGATCAGCAGTTCGCTCCCCCTAATCTCTTCTTCCGGGTCACCGAAGCTGAAGCCGCAGGGCTGTTCGACACCAAGCGTGGCGGAGCGGAGATGACGCCCGAGGAATTCAATGGCAGCTATGACTTTGACATCCAGTTCGCTACGTCAATCTGGCAGCGTGATGCTCAGGCGCAAAAAGAGCTGCAGCTTTACGGGCTGGACATGCAAAACCCACTGATCCTTCAGAATCCGCGCGCCCTGTGGAAGATCACAAACAAAGTGCATGCAGCGCTAGGCGACCGCAACTTCGCGAGCCTGGTGCCGGAGCCACCCGACACCGGGGAAACCATAAACCCGAAGGAGGAATGGGCGCTGATGCTGCAGGGTGAGGAGGTAGACCCGCGTCCCGCAGACAATGATGATTTCCACATCATCACTCACTTGAAGCACATCGAGATGGAACGCGCGTCGCAACACCCAGATGAGGCGGCGATCCGCGAAGGGATTGCCCATGTCGCGAAGCACCATGCCCAGAAGCGGCAGAAGATGCTTATGCAGGCGCTAACGCAACAGATTGTGCAAAACGCCACTCAGGCCGCAAATCAGGCCGTTACGCCAATCGAACAGCTTCTGGCGGTTCATCAGGCAGGCGGAAAAGGAATTTCTCTTACGGCGCCCAACCAGCAGCCGCAGCCAGCCCAAGGAAGATCAGGAGCATGAGCAATTCAGTCGAACCGCCCCGTTCGCTCAAGCGGGAGCAGATCAGGTCTATGCTCGAAGACCCAGGCTACGCATTGATCCAAGCCCGGATTCGCGACACAATTGAGCGGTTTCGCTCAGACCTTGAATCAGACCAAACGCACGAAAGCACAATCCGCGCGAGAGGCTTGATTGCAGGCTTGCGGCTTGCGCTGGAAATCCCCAATATCCTGCTTGCGGAATTGTCACACGAGAGATAAAGTGACAACTATTGGAACAGCAGGTTGATCCCTCTGTTTTCAGGAGAGGAGGTTGCTGATGTAGCCTTGTTTCATCCTGTGAATTTCTGAAGACTGGTTGTGGTTCTTACTTGGATTCCTCGAGATATCCCTTTGGGACTTTGGGGCGTGGGGCTTCGGCTTCACGCCCCTTTTGTTGTTGCTTGTTTGATGCGGCAATAACGCGGACAGATGCAGCCGTTTCATCTGACTGTTCGTTGCCGCTACTGCTCACGGCATTTCCCCGCGCATCAGATGCTGTCGTTGACGGCAGATTTTCGAATCTGTGTGTCTTGTTGGGAAAGGCATGAACGGGCGATAGAGGCTTTGTACGGCAAACGGGAGCCAGAATGCCAGGAGTGCCTCAAGAGCCTGACAGATCTGGCGGCCGAGCGCGGCACAGACACAGTGCCGATGGTCGCGCACTGGAAGGATGGGGTGTATCAATTGCTGTGCCTCAGGTGCAGTGAGCGTTACGAGCAACAGCGCCGCGATCTTTACGGGGGAACTGCTTACGGAAAAAGGAAAGGAATTGCATGAATTCAGAATTCGAAGAAGAACTGGAAGAATCCGGAACTGGCGACAGATCGGATCAGGCAGGCGGCGGCAAACAGTCTCCCCAAATGCCTACCCGCGAAGAGTTTGAGCAGCTGAATATGCGGCTGGCTGAAATGGCCGAAGAAGCCAGGCACAACCGGGAGCTGTTGGCGCAATTCTTGAGCCGTCAAACGCAGCCAGCCGCCGAACCAGACAAAAACGAGGAGATCGAAGACGATACCGACGTTGCGGACGACTTTGCGGCGAACGGCATTCAGGCCCTCGTCAAGCGCGGCGTGCTCACCAAGCGTGAGGCTCAGGAGATGGTCCGCGAGGAAGCACGCAGGATCGCGCGCGAGGAAGTTGAGCGCAGCCGGGAAAGCCTCATCCGGGATGCCGAGCTGGCCAGACAGTATCCAGAGCTGGCCAACGAGCAAAGCGAACTGTTCAAGCGCACGCAAGCCATCTACCAGGAGATGACGCAGCGGGAGCCATCCCTGAAAAACAGCGCCCAAACGCTTCCCATGGCCGCGCGGCTGGCCAAAGCAGAACTGATCGCCGAAGGCCGGCAAGACGCACGGCAAGACCGCATCATGCGGCAAAGCGGAGACCGTGGCTATTCTTCGCGCTACGGCGGTTTTGATGACGATAGCAATGAGCTGAGCCCCACCCAGAGAGCAATCATTGAGCGCTTTAACGCATCCGGTGAGGCCGAAATCAGCGAAGAGGGGTACCGCAAGCGAGCCCAAAGCGTCAAAATGGGCGGAATCCGGGGGTTAAGGTAAACCATGGCGGCCAGAAAAGACTACGCGGCGAAGAGAGCTGCACAGCAGCAAGCAGAAGCAGAAAAAGCCAAAGGCTTGACGATTAACGGACAACCTATACCCGATCACCTGATGCATGCCATCCCCTACCAGCACACGGACCAAGGCATCGCGGAAGAAAGCGCAAGGCGCAAGGAGCGCGGCGTGGTCACGCCAGGAGTCAGCGTCAGCGAAGATTCTTGGGAGAAGAGGCTCCAGCAGTTGGCCGACGACAAAAGCACCGGCAGCGAACCTTGGGAACAGGCTGATCCTATCAAGGCCGCTATTGCCCGCGTTCCTGATCCGCGCGGCAAAGCCTTTCACCTGTTCGGAAACGCCACATTTGACCGCGAAGGCGACCGTGGCTTTCAGCCTGAACGCGACGCCAAGGGCAATTTGATCCGCGTCGGAAACATGGTGCTCGCCAGCATGGATGAAGAGCGGGCAAGGAAGCGCGAGGAATACTACAAACAGCTGTCCATTGAGGCCAGCGAAACGCATGGCCCCAAAACGCTTGAGGCTTACGCTGCCAATGGAGTTACTCCATTGCGTCCAGGCGAACGCGTAGAGGGCAATGTCGGATATTCCGGCATTGATGCGCCAGCGACTATGGGACACACTCGATCGGTTTCAGCCGGCGAGATTTTGAACGGAGGTTAGAGCGGACATGCCTAACGTAAACAACCCGCATGGGCTCAGGCCAATCATGCGGAACTTTGACGGCGGACCGGTTCAGGTGCTTGAGCTCGAAAAACCAGCATCGGTAATGACCGCCATTTTCCGGAACGACGCCGTATGCGTCCTTACCGGCAACAAGATCCAGCCAGGCCGGGCCACTGCCTTCATGGGCGTAAGTCTGGACTTCGGCGCTGCCAGCACCCTGACGCGTCACCGGGTGATCGCCTCACCCAGAGCCGTGTTTGAGGCGCAGGACAACAATTCAACCGACGGGATTGCGGCGGCAGACCTTGGAAAAAACGCTGACATCTCGACGGCGGTGGCAGGCAATGCGGCAACCCAAATCAGCGGCCATCAGATCAGTGAATCAAGCGTAGGCACCGCCAATACGCTCGACCTGATGCTGTTGGGCTTGCATGATGTGCCGGACAACGAACATGGGCCATATGCCCGAATTGAAGTGATGTTTAACCGTCACTTCTTCAACTTGGGACGCACGGGGGTTTAATCACACATGATCATCAGGACTCAACTACCTGACCTGTTCCTGGTCGATATGCTTCCCGCAATCGACGAAATCGTTCACAACAAATTCAAACAACGTGCGCCGCAGTACAAGCAGTTCTTCCGCGTCAAGCCGTCCAAGCGGGAGATGGAGCAGACGACGGGATTCTCGGGGCTGGGAAATCTCGTTAAGGTCGCGGAAGGCGCCCCAACCAAGTACGACGAACCCGTAATGGGCTTCCGCAAGACGTACATCCATGACCAGTACAGTCTTGGCTTCCGCGCTTCCCGCGTGCTTCAGGACGATGACCGCTACGGCATTATCGCCAAAATGGCCGCAGCGCTAGGCCGCAGCGCACGGGAAACACGGGAACTGCATCACGCTCAATTCATCAACACCAACCCTGTCGGACCCGACGGCGTTCCTCTGTTCAGCGAACTCCATCCGATCTACAAGGCTGGCGGAGTGCAGTCCAACCGCCTTGGCGTGACTTCCGATCTCGATGTGGTGAGTCTTCAGCTTGCCCTCACCAAAATGCGCAAATGGAAGAGCCCGGAAGGGCATCTTGTCCGCCTGCGGCCGGAAAAACTCGTTGTTCCTCCAGACCTGGAATGGCGTGCGGCTGAACTGCTAGGCGGCTCCATGCGCTCCGACACGGCCAACAACACCATCAATGCCTTCCGGCATCGCGATGGCGAATCTAGCTTCACCAAGTACGTTGTTTGGGACTACCTGACTGATCCCCTCAAATGGTACGTCTGGGCTGAGATGGATGACCTGGATCTGAAGAGCTACAGCCGGGAAGAGCCCAACACTATCCATGATGTCGATTTCGACACTCGCAGCCTGAAGACTGCGATCTGGACGCGCTACAGCTATGGCGCAGACGGCGGCGCCGGTGTGTTTGGAGGATTCTGATGCCACAAGGAACAACGTTTTACGGCCCTCTCTCCCTGAAGGAGGGAGGGCTGAAGCTGTTCGACGCCAAGCTGAACAAGATCTCCGCTGAAGAGAAAATGATTCGGGTCGAGGTGCCCGCTTCGGCAGTGCTGACCCTGAATGCAACGCCATTCACACTAGTCCCTGCTCCCGGAGCCGGGAAGCTGACCGAGTTCCTCGGAGCGATTGCCATGCTTGACTACGCCGGAACCGCTTATGCCGGCATTGCGGCGAATGAGGATTTGGTGATCAAGTACACCAACGCCGCCGGCGTGGTGGTTTCCAATACCCTGGAGACAACCGGCTTCCTCGACGCCACCAGTGACCAGTTCCGCACCTTCAAAGCCATCTCCACAGACCTTACGCCAGTGCCCAATGCGCCATTGGTGCTGCATCTGCTCAATGGCGAAGTCACAACGGGGAACAGCCCGCTGATCCTGCACGTTTCCTACCGCATTCACGAGCTGGGGGTGTAGACACATGGCCCTCTCGCTTGAAACGGCGCAACTCTTTGTCAATAAACTGGCCGCGGACCTGGCGGCGCGGGTGGTTCAGCAGTCCACCGTCCTGCCTGCCATCACGGCGCAGCACCAGCAGGAAGTCGTAGCGCCATCCGCCGCGTTGACCCTGAACCACACTGCCCGCAACGGGTCCGCGCTGAGCGCCAACGCCGATGACTTCAATTCGTTTTCAGCAACGCTGCCTATCCAGCGGCTGCTCGATGACAGCAGGTTCTACGCAGAAACGCTCCAGACACTGGCTCAGTTACAGGTGGACGTGCTGGAGACCGCCGTACTGAATTTCGCTACTAATTTCATAGAAAACACCCCACTGGGCGCTCAAGGAGTGGCCCCAACGCAAGCTGTTATCGACAGCGCGATCAATGCGCTGTTGGCCCATTCCATTCCTCCGGGAGACCCGATCAGTCTGATTTTGTCCACCCGGATCGGCGGAGGAACAAACAGCCCCTATCGTGACGTGCTGGCTCTGTCTGAGATTCTGAACGCCGAGCAGGTGGGAGATGTGGCGCGGGCGGTAGCGGTGAATTACCGCCCGCCCCGCTATCGCGGCATGAACATCATCCGTTCGGCGAACGTAAGGCAAATCGGCGTCCCAACAACTCAGTACAACCTGGCTCTGGCAAAGAGCGCATTGCTGCTCGCCACCTGCCGCAATGGACTGACAAACGACAGTTCGAACGTGCAGGCCTACTCAGAGTCAGGCGTCACCGGCATGCGCATCGCGCTGGCCTTCACTGGAGCGGACAATCAGACCGTGACGATATCGAGCCGCGGAGCTGCCGTGCTGTCACGAAATTCATATGCCATTCAGGTGAGGAGCTGAGAAGATGGCGCAACTGAACCTGAAGGCTCAGATCTGCAGCTTTGCCGGCATGAACGCCGGAAGCTGGACTCCTGTCACGTGTCCAATTTACGAAGCCCGAACTGTGACAATTTTCAATCCTGACCTGGGAGCTGATATCGAACTCTGCACCGATCCCAATGACGCCGCAGCGGTTGTCGTCATACCGCCAAACTCACAACACCAGATCCGCATCAGCAGCAAGGCGCTCAGCGGATACATTCAGGATCAGGTAATCGCATATGTGCGAGGATCAGGCGACCAGCCCAAGCTGACCTTTGAGGCATAAACAAAATGACTTGGGGGGAAATTCGAGCCGAGCTTGCTGCCCTCATCCCTGGCCGGGGCAATGACCTGTTGTCTGCTTGGATGCGGCGCAGCTACCGCGAAATCCTTGATCAGCGCGACTGGATGGGTTTGCACGCCGACCGAATCCTTCAGACAGTGGCGCCCCACAATGCTGGCAGTATCAGCCTTACCAGCGGATCCACGGCTGTCACTGGCGTGGGTACGGCATTCACATCCGCAATGACCGGACGCAAGATCCGCGCAACCGGCGGCCGCGAATGGTACACCTTCACCTACGTCTCGCCCACCAGCGGCACGCTGGACCGTCCTTACGAGGGAACGTCCGGGACCAATCTGGGTTACACAATCTACCAGGACACCTACACCGTTGCGCCGGAAGTGAAGCTGGTGGAGACAATGGGCGGGCAGGGACCACAAACCCTTGAGTTCTTGAGGCGCCTGGACTTCCTGACTGGCGAGCCTCAGCTATGGGCTCCGGGCAACGACACCGATGAGAGCAATCCGCCCGTGCTGCACACAGTGGAGCTTTGGCCGGCGCCGCAATCGGCCTTCGGCATCCCTTACCGCTATCTGACCGCCGTGTATGAGTTCGATGGAATGAATACCAGCGATTCGCCGCTCCCCTGGGTGAGCCCGGACGCCATCATCGCCGGAGTTCTCTACCGGGCAGGGGCGCAGGACCGCACAGACTTTGACCGCTTCCTCTCACTGATGGAGCGGGTGGAAAACCAGCGCACTCCCTCTCAGCACATGCGCATGTCGCCAGTCTTCCGGCCACAGCCGCGCCGCATGAGGAGCTGGCGATGAGATTCCGCAGTGGAGCCATTCCCTGGATCAGTCTTGCCGTGATGGGCATTATTGCTGCGGTTGCCCAGACTTCACGGCCACGTCCCGCCTCGAGCCCCAGCGTTGTTTCCTCCTTTCTTCGCTGGGGCGGCGGGGCGTTTACCTCCGGACATTGCCTGATGCTCGATGCAACGGGTGCAGCCGCTGATGCGGGAGCCCCATGCTCTTTGCCGTCGGGCAATGTGCTGTTCTTCGCGGGACCACGCACCAGCGGACATTGCGTGCAGTTCGATGAGCAAGGCCGCGCCGTCTCAGCCGGCGCACCCTGCGGCGCCGGAGGCGGCGGTCCGGGAGTGAATTGGGTGTTTGTCGATTTTGAGGTTCCGTCGGGTTCCATCAACGGCTCCAACGCCACCTTTGTGCTTGCCCACGCCCCCAATCCGGCATCCAGCCTAAAGGTGTTTTGGAATGGCCTGCGGCTTCGCGCGGGAGGGGTGGACTACCAACTGACGAACAACAACATCATCGTTTTCACGGCAGGCATCCCGTCAACAGGAGATCAACTGTTTGTGGAATACCGCTACATCCCATGACCCTCGGAGAGCTGCAAACCCGGACGCTTGAGCGGCTTGGCGAGACGGCAGCCGCAGGCAGCTACTACACGGCTGAAGAGGTGCGGATCGCCATCAACGAAGGGCAACGGCTGTTTTCCTATTTGACGCTGTGCCTGGAATCAACCGCCAACCTGACGCTCACCGCGAATCAGTCCTGGTACACCCCTCTCACGGCAATACCGGACTGGATTGCGCCTCTGCGGGTGCGCATTTCCGGAGCGGGAGGGACAAAACTGGAGCCCAAACGGCTGGAAGAACTGGATGCTCTTTCCTCTACCTGGCAGAATGAAACAGGACCGCCGCGCCGCTATGCCAACCTGGGCCCCAATTTGCTGGCAGTGCATCCGAAGCCATCAAGCGGCGGCTCTGCCCTTGCCATCACCTACGCCCGCAGCCCCGCCGCCCTCACTGGAGCCGGGCAGTCGCCGGAGATCCCGCAGGAATACCATGCGGAGCTGATTCATTACGCACTTCCTAGGCTCAGATCCAAAGAAGGAGCTGAGGAATGGGCAAAGAATCTGCCAGACTTTGAGCGATTCTGGCAGTCAGCCAAGAAACTGGCAACGTTTGTCAGGTCACGAAATCAATCCGCAAAATATGACACTCTACCGCCAGAAGCCTCATGGTTTGATCGCTCGCGGTGGACGAAAGGAAGGTCCCCTTGGCAGATAATCTCGGATACACTCCCGGCACGGGAAGCACCATTGCAACAGACGACGTAGGCGGAAACCACTTTCAACGCGTCAAACTGACTGACGGCACGCCAGACAGCGCTGCCTTCATCCCTGGCGACACAGCCAACGGGCTCGATGTGGACGTGACGCGCGTCCAAGGAAACGTGACCGTCGTGCAGGCGACTGCAACAAACCTGAAGGTGGATGCCTCTACCGTCCCTGTCCCTGTCACCGACAACGGCGGAACGCTGAGCGTGGATGACGGCGGCGGAAACCTGTCAGTCGATGACGGCGGCGGCAGCCTGACCGTGGACGGAACCGTTACGGCGAATCAGGGCTCTCCCAACACCAATGCAAACGCCTGGCCGGTGAAGCTGACCGAAGGATCGAACGCCGCGCAGCTTACTAATGTCTCAGGCAGCTATGCGCTCAAAGTGGACGTCGTGCAGGACGTAGGAGCAAGCGCCCAGGTTGACAAAAGCAGCTTCATCGAAGGGTCAGGGCGCATCAGCGTCAGCGGCGGAGTCTTCAATGAATCAATCGTCAGCGACCCGGCTGAAGACCAGGCCGCTGCCTTTCGGATCACTCCCAAGCGGGCGCAACACGTCAACCTTCGCAACGTGGCCGGCACGGAAATCGGCACGGCTAGCGCTCCGATCCGTATTGATCCGACGGGCACTACGCCTCAGCCAGTCAGCGGCACGGTGACGGCAACCTTGAGCGCAACCACCAATGCAGGAGCCGCAGCCAAACTTTTGGATCTGGACACCGGGGCGGGGGTAGACAACGTGGCGGCGTTTGCAATCGCGCTGCCCAAATCCGGCGGAGCCGTGGCGGGCGGAACAAGCGCGGACCCAATCAGGGTAGACCCCACCGGCACGACGACGCAGCCGATTAGCGGCACAGTGACGGCGAATCAGGGCGGAGCCCCATGGTCCCAGAACATCACTCAGCTTGCCGGCCATCCCATCGTGACTGGAGCCAACGGACTGCAGCGGGTTGGCATCGTGGGAGCCTCCGGAACCGTGTTTTCCGACACGGCGCCCTTGCCCGTCACTTCGTCCGGAAACCTCAACCGGACCGTGGTGCGCAATGCCGTGGCCTATACCGCCAGCCAGACAGACGTATCCCTGTTAACGCCCACTGGCGGAAAACGGATTGTCGTGGAAAGCATTCTGCTGAAGGTCAGCGGGGGAGGCGTCCTGCAGATCTTCGGCAACACCAACAGTCCCTCCAAGATGCTGGTGGACGGCAATTTTGCGGTGGACGACCTCATTCAGATTCAGTTTCCGAACGGTCACCCTCTCGATGCGGTCAATGACGTTCTCCGCTACACCAGCGGCGCTGGAGCGGCAGGGCGAATCACTGTCTTCGGTTACGAGGTCTAGCCTTTATGCCTGACGGCTGGCTGCGCGGGAAGGGGCCCTAGCGATGATCTTCTTTTTTTTCTCGCCAGCCGGAGCTGCTCCACCTGCCGGGATTGACCTGCGCGATTGCCTGGAGGCGATCTATCCCACGCTCAACGCGCAAGGTCCTGGAGACCTGGTGTGGTGGACCGACTCTGAGCTTTACGCATGGATGGACGAAGCAGCGAAGAGACTGTCCCGCAGCACAGGATGTTTCCTGACGCGCGACGATACAACCGTGGTGGTTGCCGGAACAGGCTCCTACAGCCTGCCCGCACGCCACGTCTCGACCGTGCACGCATCCCTGGAGGGGCGGATGCTCGACCGCGTCAGCGTGCAAGAACTGGAAGCGCTGGATTCCGCATGGCCAAACGCCCAAGCGCCGCTTTCACAGCCTTTCCCTTTGCGGTACTCACTGGATGCTGAAGGACTCAACAGCATTGCCCTCTACCCCAAGCCAAACACCGGCGGCGGCGGAGCGCTAGCTATCGTGATGCATCGGAGCCCAACAACCATTGCGCCAGGGTCCAGCCTGGTGGCTTTGACTGCCCCTCTGCGCGAATACTTCACCTTCTTCGCTCTGGGTGAAGCCCGCAGCAAGGAATCCAAGGGCGCCATGTACGAAGTAGGAGCATGGTACAGGAAATTGGCTGGGTTGATCGAGGAGATTGCAATAGGCTACTACGGACAAGCACAATGAGGGACCAGAAAAAAAACACGAACTGGACCGGATGGAGCTAAGAGCCTATGGCTTACCAGAAGCAGAGTGAACGCATCCTAGCCGGGGGATTGTCTCTGTTGCCCCCAGGCGAGAAGCTGAACGACGGCATGTGCCCACAGCTCGAGAACTGGCGGTCCGATCAAGCTGGGCAATTGATGAGCCGCCGCGGCATGCAGCCAGAGTCTGCCGTCATCGAGGGGCCCATTCATACGCTCTTCCGGATTGGCAATGACCGCTACGCTGGAGCTGGTTCGAATTTGCGCCGCGGCAGCAACATCGAGAATGTGATCGCTTCAGGCTTTGATGGCAAGCCGCTGGGAATCGCGGCTGCCAACGACAACATCTTTGTGATGAATCAGTCTCGCCGGCTGCGGAACAGTCCTCACGGCGTGCGGAACTGGGGCATTGCTGCGCCAACCACGGCGCCTGTGGCGAGCCCTGGGGCGGTGGAAAGCGCGCCACTGGTGGAGTTCGACGAGGCCGAGGGCTGGGATGTCTACTTCATCGGAGCGACGGAGCAAGAAACGACCAAGAACGCGACCGTCGAAGTGGTCGTGACTGACGCCGGCACGGTTTCCGTGACCAATGGATCGGCAACGGTCAATGGCGTGGGAACAAACTGGACAGAAACGATGGTGGGCCTTCCCATCCGGATATTTGGCGTCAATTTCGACACCTTCACCACTGTGGCCAGCGTCAGCGGTCCCACCACTCTGACAATCACAGGAAACTACACAGATGTCTCGGAATCCGGTCTGGCATACCGGATTACGCGGACGGCCAGCGCACGAAACTGGGACTCCAGCAACAAACAGAGCGGAACGCACAGCCTGCATGTGGCCGCGAATCCGCCCGGCAAATACCAGGTGCGGCGCGAAGAGTTTGGGCCAGTGGACACTCGCCTGGGCAATGCCGACGATGCGGACATTTTTCAGTTATGGTTCTACGCCTCCCGGCCACAGTTCATTGAGAGCATCTATATTGAGCTGTACTCCGGAACCGGAGCCACGCGTCCGCTTGCCTTCGCCATCGTCGATCCATCGCTGCTCAATCAGGGCAGCTTCTCCTGGACGCATCTAGACATCCGCCGGGGACTGGATACCTGGGCTATCGTGAGCCAGAACGAAGAGTACATGGCTCTTCAGACGCAAGCAAGGGAAGCAGAAGAGGCAGGCGACAGCGCACAAGCCTCAACCCTGCGCGCGGCCGCGCAGCAACTATTCGACCAGATCCTGAAGAACACGCCTTACTTCCGCTACACGGACGCCTTCAACTGGGGCCAGGTGACGCGCATGGTGGTGGAAGTGAATGTGTCACAAGCTTGTGACTTCCACTTGGACCAGATGCGGGTGATTGGCGGCGTTTCCGGACCGCTGGATGGCGAAGCCAGCTTCTTTGTCACCTACGGAAACAACGAGGGCCATGAAAGCCTTCCGAGTGAACCGAGCGAGCCGATTGTGCTGAAGCGGCAGAGCGCGACCGTGCAGATTCCAGTGAGCCCTGATCCGCAAGTAGACCGGCGCTATCTGTACCGGGTTGGCGCAGGGCTGAATGCGCCAGCCTACCGCGTACTGGTGATCTGGGACAACGTGACCACCACATGCATCACCACCATGAGCAACGAAGAGGCGCAGCGCAACAACGAGCGGCTGCGGCAGGACACCGGACTTCCCCCTCCAGCCAAGGGACTGGTGGGCCCATACCTGAACCGGCTGATCGCCTTCAATTCGGCGGCGCATCCAAACCGCTACTGGTACACGCCAGAGGGGGAGCCCCAGTACTGGGAGGATGCAAATGACCCAGACGAGGGAAGCTGGGAAGATCTCGGCGAAGCCTACGAAGAGATCGTCAATGCGACCACGCACAAGCGAAGTGTGTGGTTTTACAAGCAGAAATCCATCTGGCGGCTAAGCGGAGACCCAGAAACATCAAGCGCCGAACAGACAAACGCCAATGTGGGGCTGGCGGCAGAGCGGGCAGTGGTGAACGCCGGCAGCGTGGACTACTTCTTTGGCGGAAAAGGCATCTACCGGTTCAACGGCGACTTTGAAGAGCTTATCTCACAGCAGATCGATCCGATTTTCAAGGGCGAGTACGCCCAGTTCGGCAACATCGACATTCCGCCTCTCAATCAGGACTATGCGCACACCTGCGTGATGGGGCTCTACCATCAGCGGCTGTTCTTCAGCTACCCCGAAGCGGGGCAAACTCAACCCAGCGTCACCCTGGAGTACGACCTGCAAACAGGACGATGGTTCCATTTCCGGACAGCGCTGGGGACGGGTGGATTCACGGCGATGACTTATGAGGGGACCGGCAACCAGATGCTCGCCGCAGCGAATGTTCCGGGCGGCGCAAGGCTCTTCGATCTGAATGGATTCTCGGACGACGCCGGCCAGCCGATTCAGGTGATCTGGCAGAGCCGCTACCTGGATCAGGGTGCGGCGGACACCGAGAAGACCTACTCCGACGTGGTGATTGACTTCGCCACAGCGCGCGCGGGGCAACTGCCTTCGGTCTTGACAGTCCAAGCGGTCTTCGATAACGGAACCGTGATGACTCTGGGGACGATCTCCAGCGCCAGCCGCACTAGGCGGACCTTCAGCATAAACAACGGCGCCGGAGTGAAGGCGATGAACTTCGCCATCCGGGTGACGGGAAGCATCACCAGCCAGTGCTGGATCTATAACGCTTGGGTCCACTGGTACTATGAGAACCGCAAAGGCCTGAGCTTCGATACGGGGGTGGTCCAGCTGGCCGGCGGAGACCCAGCGGAAACGGATGTATTTGAGGCAGAGATCACCACGGCACAGCAGGTGCATTGGCAACTTTACACAGATCTGCCAGGGGGAGCGGTCGCGCTGCGGCAGGCCGGCAGCCTGATGCATTCGCCCGGACGGAGGGTAGAGCCAGTGCGCTTCACCAAGCAGACCGGGCGGACTGGAAGGTTGCTCTTTCACAGCGCGGGGCTTTTCCAGATGCACAGCCTTCGGCAGCGCGTGCGGCGATTCGGAACCTACATCGACGGAGCGAAGGGACAGATCTGGAACCCGTTGCCCTTCCGTCTGGGGGATGGCCGCATGGTGCAGCTTAAGGACCTGCTGGTGGAGTATGAGGCGCCGCAGGGCGGGAGCCTGACCGTCCAGAGCAACCTTGGCGCAGTGCGCAGCATGCAGCTTCCCGCGTCGGCAATTCAGCGCACGGAGATATTCACGCTGGACGGAATGGAGGGCGACCTGTGGGAATGGTCCGGATCGTCTTCAGGCCCACTCAAGATCTTTGCGGCGACGCTGCGTTTCCGCGCGATTGGCGTTTGGTTCAATGGCGCAAAGGGCGAGTTCTGGGAGGTGGAGTTCGACCTTGGCCAGCCGCATCACTTTCGTGAGTTCGAGCTGGACCTCGACACCTCGGGCCCCATGCAGTTCACAGTCAGCCTTGAGCTGCCAGGACAGAACCTGGCTGCGCGGGGAGCCTACATGGTCAACACTGAAGTGACGACGCCAGGCAGGCGTCCCTGGAACATGCGCGGTCCAGGGACGCTCAAAGGGCAATTGCTGAGACTGCGGCTGGCGGGCGGAGCCATTGTCAGGATGTGGGGTGGGCGAGTGTACGCGCGGCCACTGAACAGCCAGGGGAGCTGGCGCTGGATTGCGCTGCCCATCCCCGAGACTCCCGTGGACTGGATAACCACCAAGCTGCCCATCGGTCAAACTGATCTGGGTTGGCAGTGGATTCAGTTCCCCATGGATGCGGTGGGGTAAGGCGCCATGAAGAACATCTCACTCGAATTGCCGCAAGGGCTCTTCACGAGCGAGCAGACGCAGATCCTGAATGAGAGACTGCGGGAGATCCAGCAGAACCTGGGCGTCGCCGTTGAGCTGCGGGGCGATCTGGACGCGGGGGGCGGACTGATCCGCAATCTGGGAGACGCCAAGGACGGCAAAGACGCGCTGAACCTGCGCACGGCGGAACTGCGTTTCCCCCCCACGGGAGCAAATCCCGGCAGCGGTGGCAGCGGCGCCGTGACGCAACAAGCAACAGCAGGCGAAAACACGTTGATCTTTGGCGTTGCGGGGGCTCTGGCCATCCAAGCCGGAGCCGCGCCACTGGCTATGCTGGCCAAGCCCAGAACAGCCGCGGAAATTGTTGGCGTGCTCATCAACCCGACCGATGAAGGGCCAGTAGTGGCGGACATCCATGTGGGGCAGAAGCGCTGGGCGACTTTGACTATCCCGCAGGGAGCGCTGCAAGCCCGCATGCCGGCGGTGGGACTGGGCCCAATCGCTGCGAATCAGCCGATCCGGCTGGATCTGGTGGCCGTGGGCATGGCGCCGGGGCGTCCTGGAGAGACCCTGACCGTGCTGATCCGCCTGGTTTGAACGCATCTGGTGTAGCGGCGCCCGCGCGGCAATAACACGGACAAATGCCGTCGCAAGAACCCCGAAACCGATATCTATCGTTTCGATGTGTGCGAAACCAGGCTCAAGTATGGGCTCACATCACCGGGAAAGACGGCGCCAAAAGATTGAGGTGACGAATGCCCCTTCCTTCATTTCTGATTCCCGCAGCGGCCTCCCTGATTGGCGGCATGTTCAGGGGAGGAAATCAAACTCAAAGGACCAATCAGCAGACATTCCAGACCAGCAGCACGCAAGGCAACACCAGCAGCCGGCGCTACCTGAGCGATGGGCAACAGCAGGTGATGGGCGATGTAGGCGGCTACATCCGCACCCTCCTGACCAACCCCAACGGCGCCGTGGCTCCAGCGCGGACAGCCAGCCTGAACCGGGTGAACGATACCTACCTGGGCGCTGAAAACATACTGCGGGGCAGGTCCAGCGTGGCAGGCGGAAGGAGCGGCCGCGCGGGACGGGCCATGCGCGAGCTGCAATCCGCAAGGCTGGGCCATATCAACGACACAAACCTGGGATGGGACCAGAAGGCTCTGGACCTGCAGCAATTAGCGGGTCAGATGGGCCTGAACTTCGCCAACATCAATCTGGGGCAGGACGGAACCTTCAGCACGAACGCGCAAAGCCAGGGCACAATGAACGGGTTCGCCACCGGGAGCCAGCCAGGCGGACCCTGGGGACAGGGGGTCGGATCAGCGCTCGAAACCATTGCGGCTATTCTTTCTCTGCAGAAGATGATTGGCGGCGGCGGCAATTTGCCTGGAAGGGGCGGCCAGAATCTGCCCGCCGGCGTGCACATCGACTGAAGCGTGGCAGGAGGATAAGCAAATGGCGAACAATCCAGTGCTCGACGGCATTATCCAGGGCATCAATATGGGCCTGTTGATGCGGCGTGAACAGGCGCAACAGGAAGCATTCCGGCAGCAACAGGCACGGCTGAAGCGGGAAGAGGAGTTGCGCGACTTCGACATGCAGTCGAAACTCGCCCGCATGGGGGCCAAGCCTGTGGACGACATGGGCATGGTGTCTGAGCCGATGCGATACGAAGGTCAGGCGATTCCGGGCATGATCGGAGCCGAAGCGATACCTGCGGGAGCCATGATAGGAGAGAAGCTGCGCAAGGGCAAGGCCGGCCAGGTGGTGAAGTACAAGACCCGCGACGGAAGAATCCTAGCCTACGAGCTTCCTACTGAGGAAGAACAGCAGGCGCGTGCGCTGGAGCTGTACCGCCAGCGGCAAATGGCTGACGACGAAAGCATGCTGGAGCGTCAGAAGAAGTATTTCGACTACACGCAAAGCGAGAAGCGGCGCATGCAGGCTGAGACGCCGCGGGTTGACGTCATGGACCCGCAGTTTCTTCGCAATGTGCCCATTGATCAACTGTCCAGCGTGGCGAATTTGCGGCGCACATTGACGCCAGACTGGAAGATGGCGACCGATTATGTTACGGGAACGCCCAGTTTCGTCGGGGTGGACCCATTGACGGGACAACCCATGACGGTTCGTGATCCAGGCTGGACTGGGGCAGCGCGGCCAAGGCCAAGGCAGCCAGTAGGCGGGCAATTGAATGCTGGCGGCGGTGGAGCCAGAGAAAAAGCAGAAGAAAAAGCGCGGGAGCAGGCACGGAAAGATCTGGCCGCCCTGCAAAAGGAAGAAGACAACTACCACGCCGAGAAACTTGCCATCGGAGCCAAGCTGAGAGAAGGCTTCCCGAGGGACAAGAAGAATCCGAACAAGGACGCTGATCAACGCCGCGACGCGCATGCCAGACTGGTGCAGCTGGACGCTCTCATCAAGGCGAAGCAGGCAGCCAAGGACAAGATTATCCAGCGATTCGGCGGCCGGACGGCCAGCGATCCATTAGGGATCAGAGGCGCAGCGAGAAGCGCGGGCGGAAACCGGGACCCATTGGGGATTTTGGACTAACCAATGCCAGACATTATTGAACTCGGTCGCCGGGTGAAGGAGAAATACCCCGGCTTTTATGATGCATTGAGCGATGAGGCCCTAGGGGCGAAGATCCGCGCCAAGTTTGAAGCCTACAAGGACTTCACTGACCCCTTGCCGCCGGGGGCGGAGAAAACCGGCCTGCCTAGCATCCCGCGTCCAGAAGCGCAGATGAAAGAGTCCGGAGTCATGGACCGCGCTGGCGTTGTGTTGACCGATGGTGTGCTGAAGCCCGTGGATACGTTCTTGCGCAGCGGCAGCCGCGCCATGAGCCAAAGCATTCAAGGCGTGGGCGGCGCGATTGAAGCGCTAGGCGGATACGTAAAAGAGGATGCCATCAAACATGGCAAGCCAGGGATCGTTGGCGGTCCGATAAAGGAGATCGGCAAGGAGATCCGTGGCTTTGGCGAGGGTATTGGCCGGGGCAGCGATATCCGCGCCGACCTGCGGGGCATTGCAGGGGAGAACTTCCTCGAGAAGCCGGAGGTGGCGAAGAATCCCGAGTACTGGATCGACCTGGCCGGGCAGATCAGTGGATCAATGCTGTCCATGATGGCGCCAACGGCAGGCGTACTCGGGCAAGCCGACAAGGCCATGCAGGCGCTGAAGATCAAGCAGCAGTATCTGCCTCTGGTGCGCACGGCGATGGGCGTCGGCGCCGCCAGCATGGTCGAGACCATGTTTGACGCGGGCAACAGCTACCAGGAATCGCTCGACATGGGGGCGAGCGAGGAAACCGCGCGGGCCGTGGTGGCGGAGACCTTCAAGCGCGAACTGCCTCCGACTCTGGCCTTCAATGCCTTCGGCATCTTCAACGACATGATGAAGGGCGGGCCGAAGAAGTTTGCCCTGTCCACGTTGTCCGAAGGCCTGCAGGAAGCATCGCAAGGGATTGCGCAGCGTCAAGCCCTCGGACTGGTGAAGCCCCAGAGCGATCAGGACATCTACGGACCCGTCCCCTTTGAGTTCCTAGTGGGAGCGGCAGGCGGCGCATTCGGCGAAGCCGTCATGGGGCGGTCCGGCAAATCCGGCAGAAGCGGACCGGATGTCGGCGCACCAGACACGCAGCAGGCTGCCGAAGCTGCGCCAGTTTCGGCGCCGAAAAAGGACGCCAGCGATCCATCTGTCGGACAACCGGACGCGCTCAAAGAAAAGTCATACACTCCCGAGCAGTACGCCAAGGCCCTCGAAATAACGATGAGGCGGGAGAAGGCAGCCAGCCCCAATGAGATCCGTAGGGAGTTGGGGATCGACTACAAAACGACCCTTGAAATCTTGAAGCAGATGCAAGACGAGGGTTGGTTGAAGCGGATGGGCCCCAAGGGCAAAAAGTTCTGGCGTATCGTCAAACGTCCGGAGGCTCAGGCTGAACAGTCCCAGGCTGAGCTGCAAGGCGAAACCCAACCCAGTACTGCGACAGCACAAGAGTCCGAGGAACTGGATCCACTTCGCACAATTGTCTATCAGGGGCAGCCGCAAGAGCTGACCTATGAATCGGAATCAGCGTTGCCGGTGGACGCATCACCCGCTCTCGGAATTCCGCAAGAAGCAGTGGAAGACAGAACGGCAGCGGTCTCTCCGGCTGAAACAGTTCGTCCAGAACGTGATCCATCCCTCGATGCTACGCCAGGCGAACGCATTCTCGCCAAGCTCCGCGAAACCATGTATGGCGAAGGCTCGCACGAAAGCCTCAAGCAGTTGCGGAAGCAGTTCCCTGAACTGAGCAAAGAGGAGTTCGACGCGGCGGTAAACGAACTCAGCACCTCGGGTCAAGTGTTCCTTCACGAAACCGACCGGGCGCACCTGATGCAGCCCGAGGATGTGGCCGACCTGGTGTACGATCCAACCCCCTATGAGACTTCACCCAAGGGCAGGCAGTTTGTCGCAATCAGCACCAGGCCGCAATCGGCTGAGGACTCCGACACCCTCCCCGATGGGACGAAGGTGAAGTGGAACGTCAAAAAGCTGACGCCGACGCGCGCGGGGATTGAAGTGAGCGACCGCGAGACCGACGAAGTTGCGCCGGCCAGCTCCGACAAGACACAGGCCCTCATGCAGTCGTTCAAGGCCTCCATTGCCAAGAACGAGTCCCTCGGCGACATCACCAAGTTCATGCAGCGGGTGGAGCGGGAATCCGGCCTGTCCGCGGCCCGAGGAGAGATCCAACCCAAGGAAGCCTACGACATCCTCGAAAGCGCGGTAAACGAGATCGTCGCGGAGCAAGGCAAGGACGCCATTCAGCCCGGCTTTTCGTTCCGGAAAGCATTGTCTGGATTGCGCGGCATGATGGCTTTGCTTCCGACGCAGACCAGCCGCAGCGAAACGCAGATCAGGTTTCAGCAGTTCTCCACCCCGCCGACACTGGCCTACTTTGCGTCGCGGCTGGCTGCAATGACAGCGAGCGATACGGTACTTGAGCCCTCGGCCGGCACTGGCGGCTTGGCGAGCTGGGCGAAAGCGGCGGGAGCGAAGGTTTTCACAAACGAGATCGACCCGAAGCGGGCAGACCTGTTGCGCCGGCAAGGGTACGAGGTCACCCAAGAGAACGCTGAACAGATTCACAACATCCTGCCCGACAGCGTGAAGCCCACGGTCGTGCTGATGAATCCGCCTTTTTCCGCAGCGGGTACGCGGGGGACCGCAAACAGCAACAGCGTTGGCTATCAGCATGTGGAACAGGCGTTTGAGCGCCTGGAACCTGGCGGGCGCCTGGTGGCAATCCTGGGCGAGGGCGCGGCGCTCGACGCTGCAACGGCGCAGCTGTTCTGGAAGAAGATGGCCAGCAAGGGCAATATCCGGGCGAACATTGGATTGGATGGAAAGGAATACGCGAAATATGGAACGACCTTCGGGAACCGGATTATCGTCATTGACAAGACGGGCCCAACTCCAGGAGACAACTGGCTCAAGCAACGCGCCCAAATCGCCAAGGGAGACTTCAAAAGCATTGAGGAAGCCTGGGATGCCGTCAGCCAAATCGCCGCAGAAAGACCCCAACCCAATCGTGCTTTACCGGAAGGGGCGTCCAGTGAGGGCGCAGGAGGCCTACGACCAGATTCTGGACAACCTGATTCAAATGCTGGAGGAGTATCCGGGGCTGGCCAAAACCGACCTGGAAAGGATAGCCGGGGACGCCCCGGAGGGGTGGCTGTCCGCAGTGATGCAAATTCCGCCAAGGTTGGCGATAAAGGCTCTCAAGAAAAGCCAGCCGGAGTTCGACCTGAACTACCTGTGGGACAAAAGCCCGGAGGAGAATTACTCGCCCCTTCTGATGATGCTGTACGAGATATACGACCTGTAACAGACGAAAAACCGGATCTTCGGCCACCTGACAAACCAGAAGCCCAGCCGGAGCCCAAGGCCGAAACGAAGCCGGAGCCCAAGGCGGCGCCAACGGAAGCCGAGATCGACGCCAAACACGGCGAGCTACTGGCTGAAGCGGCGGCGGCGGCGCGAGAGCGTCTACGCAGAAAGATGCAAGGCTCCCGGCTTAACAGCGGGCTGGACCCTCAAGACCTACTCGACTTGGCGACGATCGCCGCGGAGAAGATGAGGCAGTACGGCATCGCCTTCAAGAAGTGGTCCGAGCCTTTTGTTCAGGAGATTGGGGAGTGGGTGCGGGAGCATCTGCAGACTATCCGGGACAAGGCTGAAGAAGTATATGACGAGCTGCGGGAAAAGGCCCTGAAAATTCTTTCCGGCGGCGCCAAGGCGAAAGGTGAGGACTCGCCAAAACGACAAACCCAAAACAATACCGGTGAGCGAGAAGATGACGGCGCCGGAAATGTGATCTACGTCTCATCGAAGCTGCCCAAGCAGTGGGGGGCCAAGAGCCACCCCGGCCTCATCGTAGAGACCCCGGCAATGGCCGCGACCGAAGACGCCGACATTGTGATGAAGCCCAATTTACCGGATGAACTCATCACCAGCGGGGCTCTTACTGATGTGCAGCTGACGGCGATCGCACTGGCGGCGCAGAGCCACGAGCGCTTCCTGGCCGACGGCAGCAGGCAGGGATTCTTCATTGGCGACGGCACTGGCGTCGGCAAAGGCCGCGAGATCGCCGGCACGATTTTGCATCACTGGCGTTCCGGAGTGAAGCGCATGGTGTGGCTGAGTTTCAAGGATGACTTGATCGAGGACGCCAAGCGCGATCTCAAAGACCTCAACGCAGACATACCCATCATCAGCATCAAGAAGTTCAAAAAGGGACAGGCCATTGAGCAGAAATTCAAGGAAGGCATTGTATTTATCCCCTACTCGACCTTGGCGCAGAACTCATACCGGGTTGAGGGGGACGTTGCCGGAAAAGACCTGGAGAAAATGAAAGCGGCGCATTTTTACCGGGTTCAACAGATTGCTGAGTGGGCCGGCGAAGACTCGCTGATTGTGTTTGACGAAGCGCACAAAGCCAAGAATGCAGTGGTGGACACTGCCGGCCAGATTTTCAAGGCAAGCGCTTCTCATTCCGGCACGGCTGTTTTGTTGATTCAAGACCAACTGAAAAAAGCGCGGGTGCTTTACGCTTCAGCCACTGGCTTCACCGATCCAATTAACATCGGGTACGCCAAACGGCTGGGGTTATGGGGCCAGGGAACCGCGTTTCCCACGTTTACCAGCTTTGATTACGCCATCACTAGGGGCGGAGTTGGAGCGATGGAGATGGTGGCGAGAGACATGAAGTCTCAGGGCAAGTACGTTAGCCGTTTCCTGTCCTATGCAGGCGTTGAATTTTCCGAAGTCGTGCACAAGGTAACCGAGGAGCAAGCCCAGATTCTCGAAGCGGCTGGCCGCGCATGGCGCAAGGTATTTCAGAACATCGACAGGGCCATGGGCATAACAGGAAACCGTTCCAAGTTAGCCAGATCAAAGGCCCGCAGCCTTTTCTGGTCCCAAAATCAGCGTTTCTACCGCACGCTGTTTACGGCGATGAAAGTGCCAACGCTTTTCAAGGAGGTTGATGAAGCCCTAGCGAACGACAAAAGCGTCGTCATTTCCGTCCTTGGCACCGGAGAGGCTGCTATGGACCGTGCCTTGGCTGGCCGATTGACAGATGGCCAAGAGGACAGCCTGGACGATCTGGACATGAGTCCGGCTGAAATCTTGCGCAACTTAGTCGAAAAAGCATTTCCCATCTATCAGTACGAAGAAGTGGTGGACGAAGATGGCAAAAAAATCAAAAGGTTAGTGCTGGATTCCAACGGGAATCCAGTGATCAACAAAGAAGCGCAAAAGATGAAGGAGGACCTGCTCAAGGATTTGGAATCCTTGAGGATGCCTGAGTCGGCGATCGACCAGATCATCAACCGCTATGGCGCCGAGAATGTGGCGGAGTTGACCGGGCGTAAGCAGCGCATCGTTGAGGACAAGGACGGCAAGAAGATCCTCGAAAAGCGCAAGGGCCAAAGCGCAGAATCCGTCAATATCGAAGAGGCTCGCCTGTTCCAGGAGGGCAAGAAGCGCATCGCGATTCTTTCTAACTCGGCTTCGACCGGAATCTCGTTGCACGCAGACCGCCGCGCCAAAAACCAGCAGCAGCGCGTCCACATCAGCCTGGAGCTGAAATGGTCCGCCGATGAGCAGATTCAGGACATGGGGCGGGTCCATCGCTCAAATGAAACCAGTCAGCCAATCTACAAGTTACTGAGCATCAATATAGGAGCGGACAAGCGCTTCAGTTCCTCAATCGCCCGCAGGTTGGAGCAACTAGGCGCATTGAGCCGGGGGGACCGTTCGGGCGCCGGGGTGGGAGAGTTAGCCAAATATAACTTTGAGACGATTTATGGCCATTCCGCAGTCAGGTCGTTAGTGGACAAGATGAACCGCGATAACGCGGAAATTCTCGAAATGATGGGGCTGAAGGAAGAGGGCAAGGAGCTGAAGACGGAAAACATACCGGTTACGCAGTTCCTCAACCGGCTGATGTCGTTGCCTCTGGAAATCCAGAACAGAACCTTCGACCGCTTCATGCAGGAGTTCCAGGCGGCCATTGAGAACGCCAAGCGGATCGGGATGTTTGACGCCGGAACAGAGAAGATCCAGGCTGACAGGCTGGAACTGGTGGGCGAGCCAACGGTCATCCGAACTGACAAAGAGACAGGCGCCCGCACGATACACTACCAGATCCATGCCTATCACCGGCGCGACAGAAGGACGTGGGAAGAGGCCCAGGAAGCCGTTCGCAACGATCACCGCCTCTTGCGGCAGAAGAACAGTGGGCGCCTGATTGCGGTTACCCGAGCGAATTTTTACACGAAAACTGCCCTGGATGGCTCCATCGTTGGCGTGTACCGCTACTTCTCTGCGGCCGGGGCTGGATTAATTGATGAGACGGATCTCAATAAGTATGAAAGAGCAGAAGCCAACCGGGAAGCACAGCAGGACTGGGACAAGCAGTACCAAGACGCGGGTGAGTTCCGGACTGAGCACGTTCACCTGATTGGCGGCAGTGTGTTGCCGATTTATGACAAGTTGTCGGACGGCGAAAGGCCGCTAAAGGTGGAGATTGCTCAGATTCCCGGCGGGCAGCGCATTCTTGGCGTGCGCATTCCGCACACGCGCATCAACAGAGTTATGCGGGCGCTGGGGCATGGCGTAAATGTGACGCCGGCGGAAGTCCTTGCTGGGGTGCGCGAGGGAGAAGTCTACGAGCTGACCAGCGGACTGAAGCTGAAGAAGCTGGTTCGAGCCGGGCAGGACCGGATCGAAGTGGTGATTCCAGGTCAGCACGTGCAGCGCGTCTTGCAGATCATCAAGCCCCATGGCGGCTTCAGCGAAAACATCCAGTACGTGTACCGTTACTTCATCCCGAACGATGAGCGGGCTCTGGACGGCCTGCAAGCGCTGTTGCGCGAATTTCCAGTTGTGTCGGACTCCAGTGGAAGAGTAGAGATGTCGCCATCGAAGGCTGACCTGCCAGGAGCCTTCAGTCTTGCCGATGGCATGGAACAAGGGGCGTTATTCAGCTACCAGGGTCCATACCTGCAGGGCCTGAGGGTGGACCATCTCTATGACCAGAACCTCTCAGTGGATACGCTATTACGGAACGCGAAGGCCAGGTTTGTGCTCTTTGATGGACAGCCGCTGCTGGTCACTAACCTGCAGGGGATGCACATCCTGATCGCGCTCATGGGTTTCGCCAAGCCAGACGCTCAGGGCCGGGTTGCATTCAATGCCCGCAAAGTGCATGGAATGGCTCTCCAAAAGGGGCAAGTTGATCACGTGGCGAGAATCGTGGCAACACTCAGACCAACTGGCATTGCAAACGAGTTCTTCGACGAAATCCTGACCGCGATTCAGACCACGCAACAGCAAGGCTTTGCCGTTGGCGTGGAAACCGGGGAGATCAGCCCGCCAGCATTTGAGATGGCCATCCGCGAAGAACTGGACCATCTGATGCAAATGTCGCTGGGGGGCGGCAACATGTTGGGACACCTGGGCGATGCATCGCAAACCGCCCGTTTCATGTCCCACCACTTGGCGAAAAAGGCAGCGGATGCCCTCAGGGCCAAGGGATACATTGGACCCCTAGACCGGCCGGACGTTCTGGCTGGTGAAATCGGCGTCAGTTTGATGCGCGGCAAAAGATATGTTGAACTCAATTTGACCGCACAGGAAGCCAGAGACCTGTCGGCGCAATATATTCTGGCGTTGAGGAGAGCGCATGGCAGGCACAAGCCGAAAGAAATCATTGAGATCATCAGGGCAGCCAGAAAAGCCGATCGGGCCAATGGATTGGGCAATCGCAGACAAAAATCTGCTGACAGGACTGGAAGCCCTGGACAGCGGCGAGCAGGCGTTTCAGAACTGGCTGGATCAAATGTATCCGGGGACCCAGGCAAGGCCACTGGCGGAACTGGAGCAAGAAACCAAGGAGTGGGTCAACCCACAGCCGGAGTACGGGATGCCGTCAGCGGACCAGGCGGAAATCGACGCCATAGTGAAAGCATTGACACGCAAGCGTTGAGGGAAAAGCGCTTCGGCTCGAACGGCGAAACGCTTGATGCGGATGCAACCCGGCGCCCCGGCGAGAAGCAGCGGAAGACTGTCTCCCCTGACTCTGAATACCGCCGGATTGCCGAATCCGTCTCCAGCCAGACCGGCGCCAAGAGGCTTACCAAGGCCCAGGCCCAGGAAATCCTTGACCGTTTGCACACGGCCACTGTGCCCGTGGGGGCCATGCTCCGCAGCCCGTCTCAGATTCTTGGCCGCAGCGTGGCTGGCCAGAAGATCTATGCGGCGGCCGAGGAAAACTGGTTCCTGCAGGAGCGGCTGAACGAGCGCTGGGCCAAGAACTGGGAGAAGGCCAACAAGGGCTTGTCGAAGGCGGAGAAGAACCGGATTGCGCTGTACCGGTTTGTGTCACAAATCATCCAGATGCGCGGCGAGGAAGAGGCGCGGGAATGGCTGGACTCGATCGGAGAGGACACGGCCATCGTGGATAACCTTGAGGGCTTCCTGACGCCCAAGGAGAAGGCAGCCAACGAGAAATGGACCAAGCTGTTCTTCGAGCCCTCGCGCAAGATGGGCATCGCTGAGGGGCTCATCGACGGCAAGCAGCGGTTCGACAATTACCTGAGCTTCTATCACGACTCCACGCTCAGGCTGAACCGGAGCAAGATCAAGGACGCTGCAGCAGACCTAGCGCGGGAGATTGGCGTGCCAATCCACATCGCGGAAGAGATTCTCGAGAAGGCGAATCCGAAGAAGGTCACCTTCGGCAGCTTCGACTTCACGCGTCAGGAGTGGTCGATCCCCGGCCTGCGGGACGCTGACATGATCGCTGAGATCTACCGGAAGGGCTTTGCCCGCAAGGTGGCGATCACGCGCTTTCTCAAAACCGCCAATCCACTGACGAAGAAGATTGAGGACCCGGCATTGCGAGTCTACGCGCGGCGCTACATCGCGCAGTACGCCGGCAGACCCCAGTCGAATCAGGTGATGACCGATGCGGCTTGGCGTGCGCTCATGTCCAAGATTCCCATTCTCAACAGGTGGCAGCCTTCCGCCGGAGAACTGGCCGGATGGGCGACGGCGATTCAGTACAACGCCAAGATCGGCTTCAACCTGTTCACGCCAATGCTCAATTTGACGCAGACCGTGCTGAACACGATGCCCTACGCCGGAACACGGCGGACACTGGCCGTCTTGCCGCGGGCGCTGGCCGCCGTAGCCTTGCCGAACCGCCTGAATCCCTTTGTGCGCGACATTGCGAGGCTTCACCGGGGAGGCATCTTCAGCGATGATCCTGGGCAATCGAAGTTTGACCGGCCTGCGCTTCATGGAGTGGCTGAGTCTGTGCAGAAGGCGGCCAGTTTCCTCTTTGACAAGGCTGAGGCCCTGAACCGGGCGACTGCCTACCTGGCCGGCCTGGAGATGGCCAAGAGTGAAGGGTTGAGCGGAGAGGCTGCAGTGCGGCGGGCGCGCGAAGTGGTTCGCGTGACGCAGTTCTACAGTGGCCGGTTGGATGCGCCGTTGTTTGCGCGCACGCCGGCCGGCAAGATCCTGATGCAGTTCAAGACCTTCACAATCAAACAGCTTGAGTTCATTGGCCAGCTTGACCGGAAGCAGCAAGCGCAGTTTGCCGCGTGGACCGTCGCGCTGGGCGGACCGGCATCATTGCTGTTGGTGCAGGCCTTCCAGACCTTCTTCCCGGACTGGGAAGTAACGCGGTGGATGGAGGAGTGGCAGGAGAAATGGAACATCGCGGCCTGGTTGCAGGCGGGCAGGCTCCAGTACCAGATGGGCGTCTTCACCATCCCCGGGATGGAGGATGCTGGCAGCGGCAGACTGCGTGACAGGATGGGGAGCTGGCTGATGGGGCCCACCATCGGGACGGCCTTTGACGTTGCGGATCAGTCCGTGAAAACGCTCAAGGACCCGAGCCGGTTTGACAAGTGGATAGAGAGCATCATTCGGGGCGTGGCTCCCGGAGGCACTCAGGCCGTGCGCGTCAAGCGAGCGATCGAAGGGGCTGACAGCCCGGAGGAGGCGGCCAGAATCCTGACGGGGACGGAAAGCCGGTGAGGCCAGACTGCGGCTTGAAGGCAGCGACACCCTTGCAGCATACTGGCTATATGGCAAAACGGCAGGTATTTGTTGAAAGTGGCCGGCGGGGCGGACTGGCTAGGGTGCCGAAGGGCGTGTCCATGCTCAGCCCCGCGGAACGCAAGCAGAGGGCTAGGGAGGCTGCCCAAGCACGATGGGGCAGGAAAAAAACCGAAAATTCTCTTGCATCCGGCAAGAGCCTTAAGGCATAATCCAACCAGAGGCAAGAATGCAGCCTCGTTCTCCGGAGGAGTTTAGCGCCATAAGCTCTCTGGGCGTCAATGGCAGCCCCTTGGAACCTGAAAAATGGCAGGAGTTGCAGGAATGGAACCTGCTACCCGCAGCTTGGAAGACCAGTGGTTTCCAGCTTTATCCGGTTCCAAGGGTGAAACCGGAGCTTGCCGGATGGTGGATGCCTCCAGCCGTCCGGCAAGTTCTGAACCCCGTTGCTCAACCAACGGGGGAAAGGGAATGTCTATGTTGTCCTACCTGCAGTATCTGGAGCCACCATGGCTCAATGGCCCACCGGAGCCCAACCCCAACGACTACAGCGGAACTTGCCCGGTCTGCGAGACCGAGCACTACAACGGCCCGGGAGAGGGCTTCGAGACGAGCGTATGCTCCTGCGGCGAAGCCAAGTGCTGTGAATTCTGCGACCGCTGCTCGGAGTGCGGCGATCGCGTTTGCCTGCAGTGCAGCGTAAAATTCAACAGCAAGAACCAAGAGATCCTGGTCTGCTCCGGCTGCCATCAGGCGTATCTGGAAGATCTTGAGGATGAGGCGGTGAAGCCAAACGCCCACGTTGAGCCACTGATGGCCTCAATCCTCAACGCCTTCATCTGGAAAGGGGTGAAGCCGTGAGCGCCGCCACGATGGAGCAGGGCGCCAAGGTCAGGCTGCGCCCGCTCTCGGAGCTGACGCCGGAGGACGGGGAGGTCCTCATTGCCTTTGGTCCGCAATGCTGGATCTCGAGCCGCCTAAGGGTGATAGAGGACTGCGAGCGGTCGAAGCCCGGCCACAAGATGAATATCCTGGGCTGGATTCCGCTACCAGAGATTGAGGTGGCCGACTAATGCCCGATCAAGACGCCTTTGAGGCCGCGCCGAGTGATTTGCGCATCGGCGACCACACGTTGCTGTCCCTCGCGTGCTCGATCGCGCTGGGGCAGTTCCAGGGGGATCGGTTGGATCACCTCAACCAGATACTCTGGACGATCCGCTACGCCTACATCTGCGGCATGCAGCGCGGCGCCGCCGATGCCAACGACGCCATTGAGGAGCTTCTGAAGCGCCTCCCGGCTGAGCCGGATTTGCCGGACGTGGAGCACGGCATTGAGGCCAGTAACGGATTCCGGGGGGCTGCGCGATGAGCCTCACCTTTGAGTCCGCCACCCACACCTATCGCTGGAACGGAGTCATCGTCCCCTCCGTGACCCAGTGCCTCAAGACTGCGGGGGTCATCGACTATTCGATGATCCCCCAGGACATCCTGCAACGCGCCGCAATCCGCGGCACAGCCGTCCATCGCGCGTGTGAACTGTTCGACCTGGACACGCTGGACGAGAGCACGCTCGATGCTGAGATCGGCGCTTACCTCGAGGGCTACAAGGCCTTCTTGCGGGACACCGGATTCCAGCCGGCGCGCGTGGAGCGGCGCATTTATCACCCGGAACATCAGTATGCGGGCACGCTGGACCGAACTGGCAGCATCAATGGGCAGTTCGCAGTGGTGGACATCAAGACGGGCATCATGCTCGACGGCCACCGCGCGCAGCTTGCGGCTTACACGATGGCTTTGCCGATGCCGCGCCGGTATCGGCGGTTTGGCTTACAGCTGACCGGAGATGGCGGCTATCGCGTCCACGAGTTCCCAATGCGGGACCTCACGATGGACTTCAACATATTTCTTGGCGCTCTTCGCCTAACCCAACAGCAATTCAACCAAGAGAAAGGAAACGCAGCATGAGTACTGTAACGATGGCGCCGGGGGAGACAATGCCCCTGGCGCCGAACATGATGAGCAAGGTAGAGGACTGGCCAATCCGAGCCAAGCGGATGCTCGTCGTGGATGACGAGACCAACGCGGCGGCCGCCGATATGCTCCTAGGCATCAAGGACTTGGCGGCTGAGATCAATGCCACTTTCGAGCCGCTAAAAAAGAAGGCGCATGAGGCCTGGAAGGCCATCTGCGACGAGCAGAAACGGCACCTGTCCCCATTATCGGAAGCGGAACGGATACTGAAGGCTTCCATTGGCTCCTACGCCATGGAGCAGCAGCGCAAACTCGAAGAAGCGCGGCGTATTCACGATGAGCAGATCCGGCGCGCTGAGGAGGAAGCCCGCCGGCAAGCCGAAGAGCAACTGGAGCGGGACATTGAAGCGGCAGAGAGGGAAGGGGCTACGCCTGAGGAGATTGAGGCGATGATTGCGGCGCCGCTTGAGGTGGCTCCGGTTCACGTGGCGCCGCCTCCGCGCAAGGTGGAGCAACCCAAGGGGATCTCTATCCCGATGCGGACAGTGGTGCGGGTGGACAACCCGCTGTTGCTGTTGCGGTTCATCGCGGACCACCCGCAGTTCATCAACTTGGTTGAGTTCGACCAGTCCGGGCTCAACAAGATGGCCGCTGCCTTAGGCACGGCCATGCAGTGGCCTGGGGTGACCCTGATTCGAGAGCCGATCGTTCGTGTGGGAGGGCGTCGATAAATGAGTGATATCGTGCAATACGAAATGCCGCACAGCGGCTTCGAGCTTCAGCCAGGGCGGTCAATCTCGACCGTCCTGAGCGAAGCAGCAGAGGTGGCGAAGGTCTTCCAGAAGAAGGCCGAGCAAATGGGGCTGTATCAGCAGATTGGGCCCTCAAAGCACCTGAAGATCGAGGGCTGGCAGATCCTGGCCGCAACCTACCGGATCTTCGCGCGGGAGATCAGCACCACCTATGTGCAGTTCGGCGACGTGCGTGGCTATGAGTCCGTGTATGAGGCTTACCATGGGCCCTCAGGCGTCGTGGTTTCAAAGGCTTCCGCGATGTGCCTTGACGACGAGGAGAATTGGGACAGCCGACCCAAGTATGAGTGGCATGAAGGCAGGAAGAAGCAGGTTGGACTAGTGAAAGTGCCGCTTCAGCAGATCCGCTCCATGGCGCAGACCCGCGCCGAGAGCAAGGTCTTCGCCAATGTTTTCAAGTGGATCGCCAAGATGGGAGGGTTCGAGACCACGCCGGCGGAGGAGATGAACGGCACAGAGAGGAGCGTCCAGCAGGCGCCGCCACCGAAGCAGCCGCAGGAGAAGCCGGCTGAGAAAGACGGCTTGGTGACCGAGAAGCAGTGGAAGCGGTTGTTCGCCATCGGCATGGATGTGCTGGGTGGCGACAAGGAAGCCTATGCCAAGTTCCTGAAAAGCTTTGGCTACGAGCGAGGGAGCGAGGTCCGGACTGAGGACTACGAGCGCATGGTTGACGCGCTGCAGAGCATGAAGGGGGATGCGGTTGTATGAGCGCGATCAAGTTCGACAGGTGCGTTCTCGATGGCATTGAGAGTAAGAAGCAGAATGGCCTGATCGTGTCGAAACTGAAGTTTGTCGCCGTGTTCGACCGCTCTGCGGCAAAGGCGATTGGCGCCGAGTACACGGTATTCAACAAGGACGCCGAGATCCGTACCAGCTACAAGGAAATGAAGCTGGATTTCACGATGCCGGAGCTGAATCTGTCGTATTCGGTCAGGGGCCTGGAGGATCGCCCGCTCGATCTCCGTTCGCAGAGAGCCGAGAATTTTGTGCTGATGCGAAAGGGGGATGGCAAGAAGAAACCCGCAAAGCTGATCGTCAAGTTCCGGGTTGTTCACATTGGGCAATACCTCGATTTGACGAGCTGGTGGGAAGCGCAGGGCGGAGCTGAGGGCGTCATCACGCTGACGCCGCAACAGTCCGAACTGCCGCTTGAGGACGGCAAGCCTGAGGGCGAATTGCGGATAACAGCATTGCCAATACTCAGGGGCAAGCGTGGGCCTGGCCGGCCTAGGAAGGAGATGGTGGTGAAGTAATGAATGATTGGATCTTTTCTGCCCTGGTGGCAATCGCGCTGTGCGGGTGGTGTTTTTGGCTTTTGGATTTGCGCCTGTTCCATCATCGCCCACTTGCGCCTGTTGGATCTCGAGTAGTTGACCGGCTGTACCGGATGGCGCGCTGGATGGTGGCTGTTGCTCGCGCCGTGGACGTGGCCGTGGTGGAGTACCGGGCGGTGACCAGCAAGCCATCGGACAGCTTTGCTGACGAAATTGAGCTGTTAGACAGGAGCCGGACATGAGCGGCGCATTGCTGATCTATGCCGCGTATTGCGCGACGGTAGTCCTGGTGGGAACCTTGGCTTACCTTGTGTACACTGCCTTTTCGAATGACATCCGGGAAAAGGACGATGACTGGTAAACAGGCTTAGCCCGCCGCTCCCTGGGGTGGCGATGCAGCCATCCTCCCGCGCGGAAACCGTGATCCACCAGGGCGGGCGTGGCAGAATCCCTTCCTCTGCCATTCATAGCTGGCGATGGATCACCCTGCATCCGGAGCTGCCGCGACACAGGTGGCCATCTCCTGCTGGATGCTTCGGCAGGCCTTGAACGCCGGGGGAAGCAGGCGTGACAGCCGGGAGAGACCGGCCTAAGAAAGGAGGTGTCTGCGTGACCTACATATCCCTATGCTCCGGCATTGAGGCCGCGACGGTCGCGTGGGAGCCGCTTGGCTGGACGCCACTGGCCTACAGTGAGATTGATCCATTCTGCAGTCAACTATTGGCCTTCCGTTACCCAGGAATCCCCAATCACGGGGACTTCACGAAGTATGACTGGTCGGTTTATCGGGGCCTAGTGAATGTCCTAGTGGCAGGCACCCCCTGCCAGGCCTTCAGCGTCGCAGCCCTGCGGCAATCATTGTCTGACTCTCGCGGCAATCTCACCATGGAGTTCTTACGTGCAGCAAACACTATTGATCCCTCATACATCGTCTGGGAAAACGTCCCCGGAGTACTCTATACGAGAGACAACGCGTTTGGGTGCTTCTTGGCAGTCCTTGTCGGTCACTCTGAAACCATCCTGGCGAAGCGCCGATGGCCACACGCGGGTGTGGTTCATGGACCAACGCGATCAGCGGCATGGCGCATACTGGATGCCCAATACTTCGGCCTGGCCCAACGGCGCCGTCGTGTGTTCGTTGTCGCATGTCCTAGAGGCTCCCACGCACATCCCGCAGAAATACTATTTGAGTGGGACCGCATGCGCCGGGATACTCCGCCGCGCACAGAAGAAAGGGAAACAGTTGCCAGCGGGGCTGCGTGCGGCGTTGCAGTCGGTCCTGCAGGAAGCAGATACACTGAGATAGCTCCGACGCTCGATACGGGGTGCAAGGACGGCGCGATCCGGAATCAGATTGGCCTACTGGTGTTCGGCGGAGGGAACACATCGGGGGCGATCGGCGTTGCGGCATCACTGCTGCGTCACGGTGTGCACCAGGATTTCGATACGGAGACGTTCGTTGCGCACACGCTTCGTGGTGACGGATTTGACGCCGGTGAGGATGGGACGGGGCGCGGCACGCCGATTATTCCGACTCTCCGGGCGAGTCCGCACCATGCGAGCCACGCGAATGCTGGCGGTCAGGTTGCAGTGTGCGTGCAGGAGGGACAGACAGGCGTTCGCGAGCACGAAACGGCTGGCACGGTACGGTCTGACGCGCCCGGTTCGCAGCCGGGAGGGAGCCTTGTCCGTGATCGTCATGCGGTTCGGCGCCTGACGCCGCGTGAGTGTGAACGGCTGCAGGGATTCCCGGACGACTACACACTGATTCCGTACCGCAACAAATATGCGGCGGATGGACCGAGGTATCGCGCTATTGGCAATTCGATGGCTGTGCCGGTCGTGCGGTGGATCGGCCGGAGGATTGAGGATGCCTGCCGCAGGACGGAGGAGGAGCGTCAAAGGAGGAGTAATGACTACGATTGTATTTGACATTGAGACGGGCGGCCTGGAGATGCGCCACCCGATCATCCAGCTAGCCGCCGTGGCCGTCATTGATTCGGGCAAGATCATGGATGAGTTCCAGCGGAAGATCCAGTTTCGCGAGGAAGAGGCTGACGCGAAAGCGCTGGAGGTCAACCACTATGACCGGCTGGTGTGGGACCGGGAAGCGAAGCCGCTTGATGCTGTCCTGATGGAGTTCTCCCGGTTCCTCGAGCCGCACAAGCACATCGAGTGCGTATCGAGACAAGGGACTTCTTACCGGGTAGCGCGGCTGGCGGCGTACAACGCATATTTTGATGCGCCACGTTTACAGAAGGCCTACCGGGATGCTGGTCATTTCTTGGCCGCCGATCCGCGCGTGCTCTGCATCCTGCAATTGGTGATGTGGGTGGACCGCCCCGGCCCGGGGAGTCTGCCCAGCTACAAGTTGGCCGATGTTGCCGGCCGCATGAGCATTCCTGTCAACAGAGCACATGATGCGCTGGCGGACTGCCGGATTGCGGCGTCGGTGATGCATCGGCTGGTGATGCATCAGCTCGTGAGTCCATGTCAGGTGGAGGGGGTGTGGTGATGCCTTTCGTTGTTCCTGTCGCCCTCGACACATCCAAGCCTGATTGGCGGCGGCAGTTCCGCAGCGTCAAGACCTGCGAGTGCGGGGCTCGCTTCGGCTGGGTGGTTTTCTACGATGCTGAGCAACAGCGCGACCGCTGGGCGCCGTACAACGAGTCGGACGGCCGGCTCCACTTCGCCACGTGCCCTAGGCGTAAGCGATTCCGCAGGCCCTTAAAAGAGCCCAAGGGCGCCGCCGTTGCGCGGTCTCTATCTCCGCCGAAGCCAGCTCCTGAACAGGCGAGTTTGTTCGGTGGCCACGAGCAACAGCAATACCCCGACTAAGGAGATCCTCATGAATCCCACCAATTCAAAAGCGCCCTTCGACCCCAGTCAGTTCAGCGTGCAGCAAGGCGATGACGCTATTGGCAACACGGCACTCAAGGAGATGTACGATGCGTGGAAAGCGTCCGGCATCGACGATCCAGCGCAGTGGGCATGGGGCGAGATGAC